GGGCCCTTACAGAAAACAAAAACTGGAAGCTCTGTGTTGCTATACGCAAATATGGCGCTGATGCCTTTGACGTTACTGTATTGGACGTGGTCCGCGGTAAGTCCGCTGCTCATACCTTAGAACGTGAACTAATCAAATCCCGCAAACCTAAACTTAACACGGATGTAAGATAATGATGACTCCTCAAGTTGCCATGAATATAATCGCCAGTGCAATTTTCCGCAAACCAACAAAAGAGGATAAAAAAGAGTGGAAATTTAAATCTAAAACCGCTAAGATTGGATATGATGAAGATGGTGACTGGATTGTTATCCTTGATAATGGTGAGGCCACTATAGTAGAAATGGACGACCATTGGTATCGGGAGTATAAGTTCAATTTGTCTACAATCTAAGGGTGCGACATCCTGTCGCATTTACTTATCCGTTCCGTTGTGCTATTATATCCACATAATGATGAAAGGAATCAAAATGTCTAAAGTTGTCCGTGATGCCCGTTATTTTGAACAAATGAAAACGCAATCCAATTCGCGTTTTGCTCCTAAGTCTTTTTCCGTTGATACCACTGACGCTATCAAAAATTACTTTGAGTTTGGTGGTGCTATCACGGTTTGTAAACGTGGTAAACGCAATAAGGCCAACACCTCGTTTCCTGCTATTCGTGGTAGCATCTCTCACATGGGTGCAAAATCTAATAACCTTAAAACTTTAGGACAAGCAAGAGGAAAGAATAGCGCATGATTGAAATAATCGTTCTAACTGTATCGCTGGCTATTCCAGTTTCCTTTGCTCTTGTTGCTTTACTCTCGGAGTCTGATAATGTTTAAAGATGATGAACAAATGGTCCAATGCCTCGGTCTTTTCCTGACTTTGGTTGGTCTTATGTTCGGTGTTTGTCTAATCGCATACTTCGGAGGTTAATATGGTTGTCTTTTATTCAGAAACGGATTTTGGTAAACGTAGAATTGATGTTATCACCTGGTTATACAATACTATTCTACCAGTTGATATCTCATATTGGGCTGTTCCTGGAACTTTGGAAGATTAATATGAAGCAAGTAATCGTATCTGGTTCTTTCCGTTATGTCGCAAAACGTATTGAGGAACTTGATGCTCAAGGTTATAAAATTGTAAAATCTAAACAATGGTCCGATGGTAAGTGGACTTATGTGATGGAGAAAGAATGAATAACGCCATCCACTTTGTGGGTTTCAAAGATAACCGTTATCATACGGCCGTCAAGGTTTTCGGCACTCCTGACTTTATTCATAGAGTATGGGATAAACGTGCCGCCGATGAGGTTATGGAAAATGATGTGGTGATATTTGCTGATAGTGATGAAACGCAAGAGGTGAAATTTTTTGCGTTTGACGACTCCGCTAACTTCTAAGGAATATAATATGGCTAATGTGAAAACTTTCAATCTGTCAATTTGGTTCAAAGGTTATGACCTTACATTCCGTGGTATCTCACGAACTGCGGCCTGTAGGTATATTGACCTTTATTCTAAGAAAGAAAACTATATCTCATGGAGTGTAGAGGAAAGATAATGCATAATATAAAGAGTTATACATTGACGGTATATCTTAAAAACGGTGATCAAGTCGTCTATAAAAACATTACCAGAAATGCCATGATGAAAAAGGTTAGACATTACCAGGAGTTAAAATTATCTCTAACGTTTCACATTGATTGGGAGTAAACATAATGCGTGAGTTTACTAATGCCGTTATTGAGGCCAAAGATGAGGGTGTGTTGGATCGTGATGAACTTATCCGCGACCTTCTCAACTATCTGTCCGAGTCCGAGGTCGCAAACTTTTTGAGTAATTATTATGCCGAGTTTTATGGCGAACTAGCAGAGGAGGAAGATGATTATGACGGCCAACCGGACGAAATGCAAGAATGGCATGACTTTGATCCAGACTGTTAATCCTGTTGCCAAGGCACTCCGCAATCCTGTATGTAGACAGAGGATTGTTCCTTCTAAAAAGGTGTATCGTAGAAAGGCGAGGTTTACATTCATGGGTGCGACATCCTGTCGCATCTGTTGACATACGATTTTGATTGACTGTTCCGTCCGTTTATGCTATTATTAGACATAATCAGAAAGGATAGTAAACATGAAAAACCTTATTATGTATAAAGTCAATAGCTTCTTTGCATATCTAACCATAGATGCACCTGTTCCATTTTTTGTAAAACTCCATGCCCTTACACTACAAGGAAAAATTAACTCTTTAGTCAACTATCAATGGGGAAATTAATATGAAACTTGTACCACATGGTTCAAACCAAAATGTCCTTATCCTTGAGAATGGCACTAAAGTCCTTTTCTCATATCGAACTCCAGTGGCTGCTTTCCATCCTATCAAAGGTTGGCTGCGTACCGATAGAAAGTGGTCGGCCACAACCACCAAGCATATCAATAAGTGGTTGTCTGGCCTAAACGCCAGCACCATTTCACAGTCTTTCCTTGACAACCTTGTGGAGCGTATATAATGTCCAGAATGTCCGACCTTGCTTTGGAAGTGGATGAGTTGGTGGTTCAGGCCATCGAATATGGTGCCCAGACGGAACAGCAAGTCCAAACGTATGTAAACGACCGTCTGGCGTTGACAATCCCTATAGAGCAAATCAATCGTATCATAGACGATTTCTATAGAGAGGATTTCTATTGTCAACACCACAACCTATAGGTGCGACAACCTGTCGCATGTGTTTACAAACGATTTTGGTTGCCATATCCGTCCGTTGTGTTATAATGTCCGTATTAAATGAGAAATCTTGAAAGGAAATCGAATGCCTAAAGTATCTGCATCCAACGGTATCCGCCCTGAAATCCGCGCCCTTGCGGTTCTTGTGATGGGTAAAACTGTTACGCCTGCCGAAATTAATGACCACGTCGGCACTGGTGATTATGCCGCCAAGTATGTGTCTTTCCTCAATACGCGGTATGGTTTCACTATCACCGCCAATAAAGATGGCCGCAAGGTCGTTTCTTATACAATGATCGCCGAGCCTGCTAATGCTGCGGAACTTCGTGCCGCACAACCTAAGGCACCTAAGGCCAAGACGGTTAAACTTTCTACGATTGTCAAAAAAGTAAATAAAAAGTTTACTGCTTCTAAGGCATTGGCTGCTGAAAATGCCGCTATTGTTCGTGCCGTTACTGAAGCAGAAAATATTGCTGAAATCAAGGCAAAGAACCTTGAGACACTCCGCAAGGTTGCCAAGGACGTAGGTATGAAGAAAGTGGCCGCTAAGAAAAAGGTCGCCAAGAAAGTCCGTGACTTTGATGACGTAACGGAACAGTTTGGTACAAGTGGTGAAGTTGCCACGTCCTTCTCAATCGACAAAGATTGGGACTCGGTTGACTTCGATAATCTCGACCTTAAGGCACTTGGCATTTAATATAAAAGATTTAATATTTAAACTCACCATATATATGGTGAGTTTAAAAGTCCCTAAAATTTTTTTTTGAGGACACATATGGATATGAAAGGTTCTTTAATGCCAAAAATTGAATTCTTTTCTATAATACCAGAAGTAGCAAAAATTGCTCCCATTGTACCGGCTAATATTTATAGGCCAGAATGGTTAACAAGAGCAACAAAAGAATATTTAAATATGAAAAAACAACCGTCATTCGGTTTAGATAAAATTCGTCATACTTCTATATGTCCTGGAATTTATAATTTAGTTAGACATGGTTGGATCATGACCACTTGGCAAGATATTGTTATCAATACTAATGGTGATGGTGAAACTTTTACCTGGAGTTCTGCTTTAGATCAAACAAAATTAAATGCTGGTGTTGGTGAGACTGTTTCTTGGCATACTAAAGAACAATTTGCTGGATATATGGACTCATGGGATAATTCATTAAGTTGCATACTAAAAATACAAACTCCATGGAGATGCATAGTTCCTAAAGATTATTATTTATTAGAATCCGCTGTTCCGTATTCCGACGACCATAGATTTACCACTATGCCCGGATTCTTTTCTCAGGAGCATGGTATATCTACATTAAATGTGCAAATAAAATGGCATGTTAAGAATGATAAAGTTGTTATTAAAGCCGGAACTCCTATAGCACATTATATGTTAGTACCTAAAGAAAAGTTTGAAATGCAATCTCGACCTGCTACTGATGAAGAATTAAAATTAGACACAATTTCACTATTAGAATTAAATAGACGTAATGTTTCTAATCAATCACAATCAAAATGTTTATTTGCAGAATTATTTAAAAAGTGATATAAAAACTATAGGAATGAGGGTTCTTTAATGCGTCTTAAAATAAAATATAAAAACTCGGCCTATAGGCCAAATTCCTATGCTTATTCCGCGCCTTATAACTATTATGAAGGTCGTGTTGTTCTTCCTAAACCGAAATGGTTAAATGAGTTTCAATTCATGTTAACCACTGGTGATACTGATGCACCGGCTCGTATTCTGGATAAACGTGATATATTGGAGGCATGGACTGGTAATGAAAACTATGATGATGGTGTCACTCTCGTCCCTGGTGATAAGCGTTCCTACATTGTTACCAGAGGTAATTTTAACCGCTATACTTGCGATTGTAGTGCCTTTAAGTTTCGCAAATGGTGCAGTCACATTAATGAGGTAAAGAAAAATGCAAAACGAAAGTGAAATTGAACAAAAGATTGCTGCTATGGAACTACTTATGCAGCGTGGTTATATCTCGATTGCTAAGTTTTTGGAATTTGTCCGAAGAGTTAGAAAATGACCGATTCTGTTAAGAAAGAAAAACGTAACACAGTAAACATTAAAGAGAAATTGTATAATCGTCTTGATGTTCTTCGGGATCGTGTTAAAGATGCACCGGTTGACCGGTTAGAACATCACTTCCTAAACGAGATTGAGTTCCTCGAGGACATACTTGACTGGATTGAACGGAGTTGATATAATGAGCAAGATTGTTTTGGTAGAAACCGTAGCCACCTTTCGTCATATGTATGCCGTAGCGGTAAAAGATGACGAACCGATTGAGTATGCCTTGGACGATGTAACCGCCTATGCTACTGGATTTGAGAACGGACTAACCGAGTTTGCTCAGAACCATGTTGGCGAGGATGTATTCTCTTATCGTGAAATATCCAAGAAAGAGTATCTAGAAATCTTTGATAAAGAGAATGACTATCTGATAGAACTTTCTGACGAACGAAAGAAGCAATATATCTATAAAGGTGAAGAATGAATAAGGTAAGGATTACTATGAATGAACTGAATAGGTTGGTTGATTGGGTAAATAGCTTGCCAGAACCGCCTATGTCTATTACAATAGAAGAAAGTGATAGTTCGGGTATCGGTAATGAAGTAACGGTATTTACCTACGACCTTCACGGCAATAGTGGTATGTGGAGGAAACTATCCGACTATAAGGAGTGGTGATGAAAAAACTTACTGTAATCCTATGTTGGTTGTTCGGGTTTATCATTCTCGGACAACTATCATTCATCCTGTTCCTTGAGGCCGTCCGCTCTCAACATGTGGAAACGACCATCAAGCAGGAACGTTATAAATGAATTATGAAAAAATAATTTTATCGGATAATAAACAAATAGAAATATTAGATGGTGCATTAGAGATGAAACAACGATTTCATCTTTATGATATGGCACTTCATTCTTATTTTAAACTTGGTTGGGGTGATAGTCAAATACCTGAAAGACAACCTTTCGATTATCATTTTTATTCATTATATAATGAAGAAGATAATAAAAAAACTGGTATATTGGATATTTTAAAAAAAACGCAATTTCAAAATTCTTTAGAAAATTTAATTTTAAAAAAATGTGTTATAAATTGTTCTTTGCCTTGTAGTGTATTTCATAGTCATATACATTTTGAAAAAAAAGTTCTTTTGTATTATGTTAATTTAGAATGGAAAGATGGTTGGCATGGAGAAACATTGTTTTATTCAGAAAATCTAAACAAAGTTGAATTTTGTTGTCCTTTTACACCAGGTAGACTAATAGTTTTTGATGGTAGTATTCCACATACTCTTAGACCACAAAGTATCGCCGCGCCAAATCTTAGATTCACATTGACAATGTTTTTTGATTGAGAGGTCATAATGGATAGTTATCTAAAACAAATCGTTTATAGTGAAGGTAAAGAGGCGTATTTTGATAAGGTATTACCTATGGATAATCCTTATGAAGGAGTCCATGGATTACTTTACGAAATATGGAATGATGGTTGGTGGGATATGTTTTACGAGGAAATCTAATGAACATATTTTATCTTGATCACGACCAACAAAAATGTGCCGAGTGGTCTGTTGACTCTCATTGCGTTAAGATGATCCTTGAGAGTGCCCAACTTTTGTCCACGGCTCACCGAGTGCTAGACGGTGTTGAGTATATAGACGATGGTGGAAAACGCAAGGTAAAGCGGTGGCGCCTTGATGATGACCGCAACGTGACATTATACTCGGCCACTCATGTTAACCATCCATCGGCCGTGTGGTGCCGCGAAACCGATACCAATTATCTTTGGTTATGGTCTTTATTAAATGAGTATTGTAAAGAATATACTTATCGTTATGGCAAGACACATAAAGTTGAGGATGACGGTCTTTTATATGACCTTAGATATCCTCCACATAAGATTAAAAATGCTGGCCTAACTGAACCACCAAGTGCGATGGATCCTAAATACATTATATCAAAAGATCCGATAATCAACTATCGGAACTATTACAAGGTTGGTAAGGTGCACCTACATAAGTGGAAAAACCGTGAAGCACCGAAGTGGATAAAGGAGGCGTAATGCCAAACTATACTTTTCGTAATAAAGAAACCAATGAAGAATTTACCGTCACTATGACGATGGCGGAACACGACATATATCTAGACGATAAACCTCATTTGGAGCAAGTTCTCCGCAATTTTACTATGGTTGACCCTGTATCAATAGGCGTCACTAAACCACCAGCAGATTTCCAGAAATATGTATTAGGCAGGATTAAAGCGGCCGTACCTGAGGCCTCTGCCGTTGCGAACAAACGCTGGGACATTCCAAAGGAGATTTAGAACTGTCTCAACCACCCAGAAAATCCACGAATAGAGGCCGCGCCCGCAAGGCGTTGGCCTCTTTTGTTTATGAGAAGGTGAATAACGAAAAACAAAAAGGTAAAGATATGTCTGTAAAAAGAAAGAAAAATAACCGTAATCCAAACCATGAGATATCTGCACAAAACGCCGCTGAGAAAAACCACTTTGAATTGCGTCACATAAATCCACTAACAGTAAACCAGCAAAGAGTGTGGGACGCATATGATAGCGGAGCAAATCTTATGTTACACGGTTATGCCGGCACCGGTAAAACCTTTCTGTCATCTTATCTCGCATTAAAAGAAGTTCTACACGAAAAGACATATAAGAAGGTTGTTATCATCCGATCGGTCGTACCAAGCCGCGACATGGGATTCCTACCAGGAACCGACAAACAAAAATCGGAAGTTTACGAACAACCTTACCAAGAAATCTGTGATGACTTATTTGGTCGTGGCGATGGATGGAAGATTTTGAAGTTAAAGGGCTTAGTAGAGTTTACTACTACTTCCTTTCTACGTGGTATGACATTTAACGATTGTATTATCATTGTTGACGAGTGCAATAATATGACATTCCAGGAAATTGATACAGTTATGACCCGTATAGGTCAAAACTCTCGCATTATATTCTGTGGTGACTATAGGCAAACTGACCTACATAAACCACATGAGAAAACTGGTATTAAAGAACTGATGGCTGTTACTCGCCGTATGCCATCGTTTGATCATATTGAGTTTAATATTGAGGACATCGTGCGAAGCGGTGTGGTGAAAGAATATATAATACAAAAGACTGAAATGGGACTCTAAAGGTTGACATTTACGGAGAGGTGTAGTATAATGGATGAAACAGTTGAGGACGACTTTGATGTTGGATGCTAGTGAAAACTTTTAATCATATAAACCATGACCACTTTCTAACTACTCTGAAAAGGGAAGAATATAATGG